TCGAAATGGGTTATCTCAACGGTAAGGAAGATCCGGAGTTGTTTGTGTGCGACGGCGTCCAGGCGGAGCAGGTTTTTGTAGCGGACAAGATCCGTTACAAGATCCGCCATGAATACGCGGGCGCGAATATCGATTATCGCGGAGGCTACGGCGCGATCGTGGCGTAAAAATTGTTCAACGTTCTATGTTCAAGGTTCGACGTTGAGCCCTGGACATAGAACTTAGAACGTAGAACTTAGAACATTATTTTTGAATTAGGAGGAATTTAGATCATGAAAAAGTTTTCAAGAACAGCATTGCCCATGATGTTGATTATGATATTTGCGGCGGTCGTCTTCATCGGTGTGGCCTATGCCGGAAGTTACTGGCAGGTGAAAAACGACCGATTTTCCGGCACTGCAGGTGAGACCCTGACGGTCGGGCAGGTCGCCTGCATCAAAGCATCCGACAATAAGATTTACAAGGCGGATGCCGACGATGCCACTTTACGTCCGGCAATAGGAGTTATCGGCAAGGGAGGAGCTGTCAATACCATAGTGGAAATCGTGACGGACGGCATACTCGCCGGTGCATCCAATGCAACGCCGGGAGAGCGATTATATCTTTCAGCGACAGCCGGAAGCATAACTACAACGGCGCCGAACAATCCACAGGTGATCGGATTCGGTCTACCGGGAACAACGGCCAATGTGACGACAACTTATAAAATACATGTTGAATTGTCGGCAAACGCTGCGCCGGGATACTAGTGAGCCTGTGGATCACGCAGTGATCCCAAAGCGAACTATCCCCGAAGCGTAGCGGATGGGGATCGTGAATGGTGAATAGTGAATAGTAACCGGGCGGAGGATAACTCCTCCGCCGGTTTCCAGGGACGAAAAAACCAAATTGCCGTTCGCGGAAACCTTAAAAAAGGTCAGATCGGAGGTTGAAAAATGCAAAAACGGTTTAAAATGGCTTTTAAGCCACTTTCTCAGGTCGGGACGTCCAACCGGGCAGGCCGGGGGGGTAAAATTGAAAATAGGCATGGTTTTGCGGTTTGTGTGGCCGCTCTCGTCATGATCCTAACCCTGGTTTCTCCGGTTTCAGCGGACGATCATAAGACCAGGGTGATTAGTTTTCAATCTTCCGGCATTAAAACTTCCGCTATTTCGCAGACTTCCGCTTTTGATGTATCGAGTTACAAGGAAGGCCAGATTTTTGTCGATGTAACCGTCGAGGGCGGTACCTCGACTTTTGACATAATCATCCAGACTTCGCCGGATAATGTGACCTGGTACACGCACACGGCCATGACGCAGATCACGGCGACCGGGCAGTACCGTCAGGCGATAACAAATTTCGGAAATTATGTGCGGATTTATTACACCGTGGGAGGAACATCGTTTACGTTCAGCGTGACGGGCGTTTTTAAAAACTAGCGAGCCTGTGGATCCCAAATGGGATCCCAAAGCGAGCTATCCCCGAAGCGTATGGCCTAAAGGCCACTATAGGCGGATGGTGATGAGGATTAAAAAATGTATTTCAAAATTGAAAAAACAGGTTGCTCTGTAAGAACTTTAAGAGACGCAAAACAAGATGATTGCCACTTTACTCAAGTGCGAATGGATTTCTTTCTTGATAGTTCTGACATTGGCTATGACAAGCAGCATGTTCAAGCGCCGATAATTCCGGCAGATGGTTATCCAGGCAAAAAAAATGCAACGGGAACGCCCGACAATATGGACGATTATATTTCGTGGATTAAATCACTCCCGACAGAATTTGTTGACAATCCTTTTCATGCCCACTTTGTTCAGTTCAATTCTGATGTTAAAGATGAAGAAATTCTCTTTGTCGCGGCAATTGCGATGACATGGGCTTATGAAAAATGGACGACAATCTGTAATAGAAATCTTGAAGGTAAGGAATCTTTAGAAATTTGGAAAACGCTCAAAAATTTACCGCTGGCTCCGATTGACAATAATTATGTCAAGGAGCTTCACGTGCAAAAAATCAGTGAGATTGTTTCTGCTGATTTTACAAAAGTTCAGGACGCAAGTCTGTATCAGGTGAGGACATAAAATGTCAATTGCAATTGGAAGTGCCGCAATCAGTAGAGGTAATGGGAACGCAATATATGGTCACTCGTTGCTTGAAAAACTAGGTCCAGCGAATACAAACGGAGTCTTGGACACTTTTCAGGTTTATTATGAATGGGAAGATGGGGCAAACGTTAAAATAGGCACTTTCGGACATTGGGGAATCTTGCATGATTACGAAACTGTTGGAACAGTTCATGCTAATTACACAAATACATTTACAGGTCTTAATTGTGATGTGTCAACTGGCGATAATATTGGTATCACTGGGTCTGGTGGATATCTTAGTTCTAGCAATGGTAGTTCGGGAAATTCACAATACAGCAACGAGAATGAAATTGATAATATCAGTGGCGCTTGGTCAGACAGGTCAAATATTATCAGTTTATGCGGAACCGGTTCGTCCGTTTCTATTCCAGCGGCTCCGACAAATTTCGCGGCAACAAAAAATCAATCTGACAAAGTGACTCTAACATGGACAAGGTCATTAGGGGCGGCTGGATATAAGATTTATAAAAATTCAACCCTACTCCAGACGGTCGGAGACGTAAATACATATGATGATACGGCGGCGGCTCCCGTGATTACAGGCGGGACGGCGGTCGCAACGGACGGCTCGCTTAAATCAAGCGTAACGCTGACCGTAAGCGGCCAGTCAATTGCCGATGGAACAACCGCAACTTATTACGTGACGGCGATAAATGCAACGGGAGAGAGTTCTGCAAGCGGAACAGACACGGGTTACAGATTAGCGTCTTCTTTAACGTTTCAATGGCAGCGTTCCAGTGCCGACTTGAGCGGCTCTTTTTCTGACATAACTGGAGCGACAACAAACCCGTACAGCGACACCGGAGCGCCTTCAGACGGAAGTATCAGACAATTCCGTTGCACGGTATCTGCAACCAATTCAACGTCTCAAAATTCAACAACGGATTCAGGCTGCCGAGCAGCCATGAGTGGCGGCGTTTCACGGGCCAGAATTGTAAACGGAGCATAGCATGATAAAATCGAGAAAACAAAATTCAACAACTTATCCAATCAATTTTCTAATGGTTGATTCTACTGACGGCAAAACAGGCAAAACCGGTCTGACACCCACAGTCACGCTCAGTAAAAACGGCGGCGCTTTTGCAGCAGCGGCAGGCGCGGTGACTGAAATCGGCAACGGGTGGTATTCTCTTGCAGGAAATGCCACTGACAGAAATACGCTGGGCGAATTGTGCCTTCACGCAAGCGCGACCGGAGCGGACCCTGCCGACTCTCAATATTCGATAGTTGATTTCGATCCGATTGTTTTCAAACCGCCTGTAACTCTGGCGGTTGCTGATTGTGGTGGAAATTTACCGGCAAATGTTAAGGCACAAGATAATATTGATTTTGGCACATTACAAAAAGCATCTTTAAGCGCGGCAACTCCATCGGTTACTGTCAGCGACAAAACAGGTTTTAGTTTGGCAACTGCTTACGACCCCGCAAAAACAGCGGCCCCCGCAGGTGCCCAGATGGATATCGTTAACACACCGAATGCGACGGCTATAACTGCAATTCAGAGCGGTCTCGCAACGGTGGCCAATCAGACAACGATTAATAATAATATTCTGGCCGTTCCGGCAGCTGTGTGGGCTGTGACGACCAGAACGCTTTCATCTTTTGGCTCCGTACTTTCCGATATCGCCGCAGCGGTGTGGTCGTACGCCACGAGGACAATTTTGGGCGTATCGTCTTCGATATCTTATCCTGTTCTTTCCGGATCTGTGCGGCAGGGTTTTATTGCGGCAATCAATAATCTCGTGCCCGGAAGCGATCTTCCGCTAGGAGAGACGGAAGCCATCTTTGCTATTAATCAGGCCATTAAGACTTATTCCACTACGAGGCCGCGTCTTGTCGTGGAGGATGAAGACGGCAACGGTACGATAGATTACGCAATTGCACTCCTGACGGATTGGTCGGACGGTTTCTCGGTAATCAAGGTGGTGGAATATCCGCTCGATGATGACGGAGCGCAAGGCAGTGTGCTTCAGGACGATGCCTGGCAGATATATCAAAAGCCGACCGGGAAATGCCTGCGCTTCCTGGAAGACAAACCTTCGGCATCGGAAGATTTCCGGGTCGCTTATACCAGCCTGCATATTTGCACGGACGATGCCTGCACGATTCCATTGATCGATGAAACGGCAGTACAAATGCTGGCGGCGGCTACGTTCTGCGACATGCTGGCGACGTATTACGCGCAGACTTCCGATAGCACGATAATGGCCGACAGCGTGGATCATAAGAGCAAAGCATCTGAATATGCGTCCCGGGCGCGAACCTATCGCCAGCAGTATTTAAATCATCTCGGAATAAAGGAAGGTTCAGTTGCTCCGGCCAGCGTGACGCGGGATCAGGACGTAAAACCGAGTTGGCAATCAGATAAGTTAACGCATCCGCGCAAATTCAGATGAGCCTGTGGATCCCAAATGGGATCCCAAAGCGAACTGTCCCTGAGCGCAGCGAATGGGATAAAGGTGAAAGGTGAAGAGTGAAAAGTGAATAGAAAAAGACATCACCATTCACTAAGGATTTAAGATGGACGTAAAAATCGTAACCAATATTGCCGGGCTGAAAGAGTTGACGCGGAAGTATCCTGAGGCGTCACAGAATGCTCGTGTGAGCAGGATCACAGAGGCGCTTTTATTGCTGGACGCAGCAGTGAAAAAACGGACGTCGGTCGGAGCCGGTCCGATTCATTTGCGTGACACTATTTTTGAGAAAGTAGAAACAAACGGCCAGGCTATTATGGGTTTATTGGGAACGCCATGCGCCTATGGAGAGCCTGTGGAAATGGGAACAAGTCCACACTTCCCGCCGATCGCGCCCATTCAGTTCTGGGTGGAAAAGAAACTCGGCATAGTCGGAAAACAGGCTAAATCCGTTGCATTCCTTATTGCGCGGGCAATATCAAAACGCGGCACCCAGGGCGCACATATGTTTGGAAAAGGATTTGATGAAAACGAAGCGGCGGTCATCCGCATTCTTAATATGATTCCCGATGACATTGTAAAGGCGGTGAACTGATGGCGCTGGCAGAGATCAGAGAACAGATCAAGACCATAATCTCCGGCGTTTCCGGCATCGGTATCGTGCATGATTATGAGCGATGGGCGGTCGAGGAAAGTAAGATTTTGAGTTTGTACAAAGATACCGATGGACGGATTAACGGCTGCGCCTTCACCAAAGAAAAACGGCTCAAAGGTTATTCGCCAGGAGGAATCCCTGAACTGGCTTATGTATTCAAGTTTATCCGGATAATGGGTCTCCGGGATGCAGACGCCACGGGAATAATATTCGATGATCATCTTGAGTTGATGGGCGACGCCTTTGACGGCAAAGAAACGCTTAATGATAATTGTCTCACGATCAATCCTGACTGGGGACCAATGCAAAATTATCGAGGTTTGCAAATAGAAGTCATCGAACCCCGCAGATTCTCCAATGTGCTGTGTCATTATGCGGAATGCAGGCTCGGTGTGCTCACTTACGATCTTAAGGAGGAATAAAAATGTATAAATTGAAAGAAGGAGTTCAGGGTTTTACTATTATCGATGGGGAAATGACCGGTAGAAGTTTTAAAAGCGGAATTGCATATGATGCAATTCCATCGCAGGAAGCCGCTAAATTTGTAATGACGCCCGATGAGGGCGAGCCTGCGAAGCCCGAAGCGAAGGCGGAATTATCCCAGGAGCGAAGCGACGCGGGAAGGAAAAATAAATAAACTGGATTCCCGATCAGGTCGGGAATGACAAAGAGGGAGGTTAAGGAATTATGAGAAATTTCATGGCACCAAACAATGTCATCGCGGTGTCCGCCAACCTGCGGGAACCGGCGATTAATACCGAGCAGACGCTCGATACTACCATGCTCTGGAATATGGCCAGTCTGATCGACATCGATCCGCGCCGCCAGAATAATGATAGTGAAGCCCACGGCAAAGAAGAAGTTGATACGATCTATGATCGAGGAGCTTTGTCTATATGGCCTGCGGCACATGATATGGCACAGCCTCAGAATATCGCCTTCCTGATGGCCTTTGCTATGGGGAATGTAGTCTCTGCGGCGCAGGGTGCGGGATACAAACACATCATCACGCCGATAGCCGGAAGTCTGGATGATAACCGCGACAATCCTTCTTTTACGGCAGCACAGCGTTACGGCAACCAGGTAATGAAGAGACGCTTCGCCTCGATGTTTGTTGATTCTGTGACGACAAACTTTGCACGCGATTCTTTTATCAAGATATCAGGCAGTGTCAAGGGCACCGGCAAATATACCGACAACGTAGCCAAAGATACAATTTCTGCGGCGGGTAATGCCACCTCTTTGACGCTGACGGCATTAGGTGTGCAAGGTGCAGATGCGGCAACCCGGCTGGCTAATATTCATCGCATCAGGGTGCAACTGGCCTCTGGCGTTTGGACGGAAGTTGCTTTTTCAGCCGTATCCGGCGCAACTCCGGCAGTCATTACGATTACCTCTCCCGGCGGATCTGCGACCCCCGTCAATTATGAAATTCTCTTTGTGGCGACTGAAGCAGGCTGGATGACCTTCCCCGCCCGCATCAATGAATCACCGTTGGAAGTGGCTTCGACAGTCTTTAATATCGGCGGAAAATGGACTGGCACAGCCTTTGCCGGTGGACGTTCACTCTCGGCGGAAGTCAAATCGCTGGAGCACACGATTAACAATAACGGCGAAGTGCAGTTTGTGCCCGGCGCGGGCGGCGCTTATGGCGGCAGGTATATGCGCGGCGGCAGAATGCAGACAATCAAACTGGATCGGGAATTCCGCGAGTTCATCATGCAGCGCCACATGATCGATAATGATACTTTCGGGATTTATGTGAAGGCGCAAGGCGCTCTTTATGATGCCACTTATTATTACCAGACGGAATATATATTCCCGAAGTGCGCCGTCCTGAAAGCGCCATTATCTGTAGATGGAAAGCGGCTGGCCGAAGCGGGCGATTTGCAGGTGTTGGAAGACGATACGTACGGATCTGCTATTGTTATAGTGCAGAATCTGCAGCCGACATACGCGGCGTAAGCGCGTGAAATGTGAATAGTGAAAAGTAAATAGAAAATATTAAATGTACAAATCCCTGCCCCGAATAATCGGGGCGGGATAATTCGACCATCAAGTTTCAGGGCGCTGCGCTTCTAAAACTTGGGTCTCATTAAAACACAGGAGGAATTTTTATCATGCCAAGAATTTTATCGGATGAACCATGTGAAGTAACATTCAACGACAATATTGCCGGAGGAAAAATTAAAATAAAATACCGGATGCCGACCACGGAAGAACGCATTAAATATTCCAATTCCCAGGTTAATCGGCATGGCCGGAAAATCGAATCCATCATAGGCGATACGCGCCAGAAGTTTGGCAAGATAATCCTTGCCGGAATTACCGATGGTGATTTTGTGAAGGCCGGAAATAAGCCGCTATCTTCTAACGAGGATTCTTCAAATTATGACGCCGGGTGGAAAGAGATTGTCGCAAAATACGCACCGGACGTTATCGCGATGCTGGCCATGCACGTTTTTGAAAATGCTCTATCCCGGACTGAACCGGATGACGAAGAGGACCCTACCTAGTGTAGTGCGTCATAAATAACTTGACTTATAATTAATAAATCATGTATACTTTTTTCATGAGCCGAACAACAACACCTATTATTTTGAGCCCTC